ACGGTACACATATCTCGCTGACGCAAGGGATGGTTGACGAGGGATATGTCAAGGCGATCGTTCACGGTGCGATTGCCCGCCTTGGGCTTTCGCCGGCGACGTTGCCGCTCTGGATGCCGGCCAAGGGCAAGGGCATTACTTCCACCCGCAAGCCGTTTGCCGAATATCAAAAGCATCCTGGTGATATTGTCGGTCACCACTGGCGAGCCCCGAAGCCGAGTCCCGGAGAATTGCGATCGATCAACATCGATACCAACTACTACAAGTCGTTCGTTCACATGCGGCTATTTGTGCCGCTTGAGGGTCGCGGCTGCCTATCACTCTACGGCACGCCGAAAACCGATCATACGTTGATTTCCGAACACTGGACCGGCGAACTTCCGAAGGAGGTTACGAGCAAAACGGACAACCGGACGGTGACCGAATGGCAAATACTTCCGAATCGGGACGTGCATTGGCTGGACTGCATTTCGGGCTGCGCCGTCGGGGCTTCTATGCGGGGCTGCGTGGTGGCGGGGACTGAACAAGTAAAGGTGAAGAAGGGACGCGCGGCTGCCCAAGCCGATTTCATGACAAATCTAAAAGCGAGGGGCATCGTATGACATGGAACCGACCGACCGCCGAAGAGAAGGAGGAATTCATGGCGAGCCTATCGGCATCGACTCGCGGGGTAGAATGCTGCAAATGTGGCTGTCGAGATACGCGGGTGCGAAAAACAAAACCGGACGATGGCATTATTCGGCGGATTCGTGTCTGCCGTAATTGCGGCCATCGGTGGGCGACGTTTGAACAATGAGGAGGGATTGAATGAAATCGTCATCACGCCAAAAGATATTTAGAAGCGTGACTTCCATTACTCGGGTAACACGCCGAATTGCTCGACCTATCGAAGCAAGGAAATACGCAAAATGGAAGAAACAACGCAGGATTCGCGCCAAGCATCCAACCATTGACGTTCAACTCGAATGCGGTCATTGGCTCCAATTTTGGAACGGCGATACTAGCCGACAATACGAATGTCCTTATTGCGAGCTTGACTTGATAATCGAAAACGAATTTGGAAAGGAGGACCGACCATGAACCGACGATGCGATATGTGCGAGTGGTGGTTTCAATTAGAATGCCGCCGATTGCCGCCAAGCGAATGGGCCAGAGAACTAACTCATACAGATAAAACAATTTGCACAAAACTCTGGCCTATAACCGGTGCGGGTGATTGGTGCGGCGAATTCACGCCGAAAGAAACTCCAAAGCCAAAAGGGTGGCCAAGCGGTCCTCCGCCACCTCTCGTCAAATCTGTTTATGATTGGCCAAAAGAATGTGAACTTGAATTCGGCAACTACCCGGAATTCGAAGCGAGGATACGGGCTGACGAAAGGGAGAAAGTTGCAGCATTTTTGAGACAATACCCAGAAACCGCATTGCTGGAAAGAATATCAAAAAACATGAGTCTCGACGTGTAGAGGTCACTAATACCCCTAATCGCGTTTTTCCTTTGACAGACCAAAACAAAATGCTATAACGCAAAATAACCAGGGCGACGGCGTGGACTGATCATCCCGCCGACCCCAGGCAACTCGAAACCTTTGAACCGGCTACTAGGCAGCCTAGACCTAGTACGCCGGTTTTTTCGTTTCTTGGCGTCTCGCCCTTTCAAATCAACTATGGCAGCCCCAACCACCATTCCCGAGCAGATCGACCAAGCAGCGGTTGCTGGCGTGAAATCCGTCAGCGTCGATGGCGTCAGCGTCACGAAGATGGACGTTGACGAACTCATCAAGGCTGACCAATACGCCAAGACAGCAACCGCATCGGCAAAGAATCATTTTGGCTTGCGTCTCGCCGTCGGGCTTCCTTACCACACTCAATGAGTTTTATTTCTGGTATCCGCCGACTCTTCCACCGACGCCCAACGCCACGGGTAATTCATGCCCGATACGACGCGGCCCGCACTGGCGACCGAAACCAAAAGCATTGGGTTGACGTGGATTCCCTCGATGCCGATGCCTCCCATTCGCCGGAAGTACGCAAGCGAATCTCGACACGGGCCAGGCTCGAAACCGGTAACAACGGATTCGGCAAGGGAATCAATCTGACGCAAGCCAACTACGTGATCGGGCTGGGGCCGAAACTCCAACTCGGTACGCAGAGCACGGGCTTTAACGCGATGGTCGAAGCGGCTTGGAAGCGGTGGGCCAAATCGGCCGGGCTGGCCCGCAAGCTCCGAACCGCCTGTAAAGCCAAGGTTCAAGACGGTGAGGCGTTCATCATCGTCCGCACGAATCCGAATATTGCGGACCCAGTGAAGCTCGACCTCGTGGGCATCGAGTGCGAGCAGTGCGCCACGCCGACGCTACCCTACGCCGAAGTCGGACATATCGACGGCATCAAGTTTGATCAGTACGGCAACGTCGAATACTACGAAGTTTTGAAGCGGCATCCGGGCGGCTTGTGGGCCACGTTCGACGATACGCCCGAGCGAATCCCCAACCGATTCATGCTGCACTGGTTTCGAGAAGATCGACCCGGCCAGCATCGCGGCGTGTCGGAAGTGTCATCCACGCTCAACCGCTTCGCGGAAGATCGACGTTACCGGGAAGCCACCATCGCGGCGGCCGAGAATATTGCCAACCTCTCAATTCTGCTGAAGACTCAGGCGATGCCCGACGACGGCCCGGACGCTTCCCCGCCGTTCCAGTCGTTCCCGATGGAACGCGGAATGATTACGCAGTTACCGTGGGGCCACGAGGCAATGCAGCCGAAGGCCGAGCAGCCGGTGGCGACCTACGGCGAATTTGTCGGGGCGCAAATTTCCGAAGAAGCCCGGCCGCTGAACATGCCCCGCAATATCGCGGCTTGCGATTCTTCCGACTATTCATTCTCCGGCGGCCAGCTCGACCACCTGACCTACTTCGTTTCCATCGACGTTGAGCGAGACGACTGCGAATCGATGATGCTCGACAAACTGTTCGAGGTGTGGTTTCCGATGGCGGCGGAAGCGTACGGGTGGAATCAGCCCGCTTTCACCTCCCCCACTCACTCATGGTCCTGGCCCGCGCGGCCGGTGATTGACGGCGAGAAAGTCGCCAACGCGAACCGCACGAACCTTGCCACAGGCTGCGCTACCCTCCGGCGTATATGGGCTGAACAGGGGGAGGACTTTGACGACGTGGTGCAGGAGATGGCCAACGATTACGGCGTTACCGTGGACGACGTGAAACGCACCCTAGCGGCTGCGATTTTCACGAATGGAAACGGCCAGACTCAACCACCGTCAAAGCCCGAAGAAGTTCCACCGCGAAAAGTCAAAGCGAACGGACACAACCGATTAGCGGAGATTGCCAATGAGTAAGCAAAGCACACGCCGAGCGAAAGCCAAGATTCTCGCTCACGCGAGCGAGCACATTATCGAGTGCTCCGCAGAATCGGTGGAATGGATCAAGGCGGCCGAAGGCGAGACGCCCGCAGCCGACGCCCCCAAGCGATTCAAGATGCGGGCCTACACTGGCGGCCCGATGGTCGTGGGCTGGTACAGCGCACCCGTGGTGATCGACATGGCCGGCCTGACGGCGAAATCGCCGTTGCCGATCCTGATGAATCACGACCTCTCCCAGATTGTCGGGCACGCGGACGAGATCGAAGCCGGTGCCGCCAATCTCGATTTGGCCGGCGTCGTCAGCGGTGCGAGCCCCGAAGCCGATCAAGTCGTTGCCTCTTCAAAACTCGGCTTCCCCTGGAAAGCCTCGGTCGGTGCCCGGCCCGACAAAATGGAATTCGTCGGCGAAGGCATCACCACAAAAGTGAACGGAAAAACATTTACCGGGCCGCTCTACGTCGCCCGCAAAAGCACGCTCGGTGAAGTCTCGTTCGTCGCAATGGCGGCGGACGCGAAAACGAAAGTAAACGTCGCGGCGTCAGCCGCAACCTCTAACGAAAGGAAATCCAAAATGGATTTTAACGCCTGGCTGCAAGCCAAAGGTTTCGACGCGGCGACCTTGAATGACGCGCAATTGGCTTACTTCAAAGCCGCCTACAAAGCGGAACACGACCCCGACCCGGAACCCGATCCGCAACCGAAGCCGGAGGACGCAGTGCCCCCGGTGGACGCTGCGGCAATCGCCACGGCCCAAATCAGAGCGGCGGCGGCTGTCGAGCAAAAACGCATTTCCGAACTCAATCGGATTTGTGCGATGCATCCGGCTTACGATGCCGAGCAAGCCAAGGCGGTGGCTGACATCCACGCTCAGGCGATTGGCGAGGCGTGGGACGCTCAACGGGCCGAACTCGCGGTGCTGAAAGCCACCCTGCCGAAAGGCCCGGCGATTCATGCCAGCACACACGACGCCGATAACAAGGTGATTGAGGCGGCGTTCTGCATGGGCGCGAACCTCCACCACGTCGAAAAGCAATACGACGCCCCGACCCTCGACGCGGCGAGCCAATACATCCGCCGCAACGGCGTGAGTTTACAGAACTCGATCTTGGCGGCCGCGCACGCGAATGGCTTCGACGGCGGATGTCATCGCATCCATCGCGGCAACTACGATTCCGTGATTCGTGCCGCATTTTTTGGCCCGCAAATCCAAGCGGCGGCATCGACCCACACCCTCACCACGATGCTTTCGACGGTGGGAAATAAATTCCTGCTCGAAGGCTTCAACGAAGTCGAGCAAGTGTGGAAGGAAATCTCGGCGACCAGGCCCGTAAACGACTTCAAACAGATCACGAGTTATCGGATGCTCGATGACATGGTGTTTGAGGAAGTCGGTCCCGATGGCGAAATCAAGCACGGTACGGCCTCGCAAGAGTCCTACACCAACCAAGCGAAGACCTACGCCAAGATGTTTGTCATAACGCGGACCGACATTATCAATGACGATCTTGGCGCATTTGATTCGCTCCGCGAACGGATCGGCGCGGGCTGTGGCCGTGTGCTGAACTCCAAGTTTTGGACCGAGTTCCTCGACGATGCTACTTTCTTCGCCACCGGCGCAGGAAGCCATGCCAATCTGCTTACGGCAGTGCTTGGCGAAACCGGCATCGCAGCGGCCAACGTCTTGCTGAAAGCCCAAAAGGACTCTAGCGGAGATCATCCACTAGGGTTGAACCTGCAACACCTGATTCTGACCGGTGCCACGCTGAACCCGACCGCGAAGAAGTGGTATGTCTCGGCGGAATTGCGAGACACCACGGCGAGCACCAAAACGCTGAACTCCAACATTTATTTCAACCAGTATCGACCGGTTGAATCGGCGTACATCACGAGCACTACCTCGTGGTATCTGCTGCCGATCGGCGGCGGTTCGCTGGCCCCGATGGAAGTCTGCTTCCTCGATAACGTGCAATTCCCCACGATCGAATCGGCCGACGCCGACTTCAACACGCTGGGCGTGCAGTTCCGCGGCTACTTCGATTTCGGCGTCGCGAAAAAAGAATGGCGCACGAGCGTCAAGAGCACTGGAGCCGGGTAACGGCTTCGGCTCTTCCATATAAACAAAAACGTTTTTTGAAAGGATAAGAACATGGCTCAAACGCCTTGCCTATTTGTGAGTCAAGGGGAAGCCCTCGACTATCTGGCGTCGGCCGACAAAATCGCCGGCGAAGTTGTTGTGCTCGGTACGCGCCCGATGATCATCTCTCAGGCGATCGACTACTCTGAAAATGCCCTCGGTGTGCTCAGAGCGAAAGGACTCTGGGACATCCCGCAGAACGGCGAGATTATCTCCGCCGGTGCGAAAGTCTATTGGGACACCAACGGCAGTCCCTACGGTGGAACGGCCCTCAGCGGCTGCTGCACGGCCACGGCCACGGGCAACTATTTGCTCGGCACGGCGGCCCCGCTTCAGCCGAACGGCACGGCGGCCACGGCGGCAACGGATTCCTATTGCCGGGTGCTAATCGACGGCGAGAGCGTGAATATCGCGACCATCGCCGGCAGCATGACGGCGGATGACATCACGGGCTCCGACGCGATCCTGACGATCGGCGGCGAGCCCGGCTCAACGAGTGCCGGCGGCACGGTAGTGATTGTCGGCGGTGTCGGGAGTTCTGAAGCCGGTGGGGCGGTATCCATGACCGGTGGAGCCGGAAACGGTGCATACGCTGGCGGTGCCGCATCTGTTACGGGTGGAGCCGGTGGAGCTGCTGGAGCTGGTGGTGCCGCAAGTCTGGCCGGTGGTGTCCCTGCCTCTGGTAACGCGGCTGGCGGCGCTGCATCAGTTGCTGGTGGAGCCGGAAACGGAAGCGGCAACGGCGGAGCGACCTCAATCGTTTCCGGTGCCGGTGGAGCGACAGGCGCGGGTGGTGCCCTCACGATCACGGCGGGAACCGGTGGCGCGACCTCTGGCAACGCTGGGACGGTTGCAATCGCTGGCGGTGCAGGCAACGGCACGACCAACGGTGCCGGCGGCGCGACCTCTATGACCGGTGGCGCTGGCAAAGGCAACGCGGCTGGCGGCGCGACCTCCATCGTCGGCGGTGTCGGCGGTACGACCGGGGCCGGTGGTGCAATCGCCGTAACGGGCGGGGCCGGTGGCTCTGGCTCGGGCACGGGTGGCGCGGTCGTGGTTGCTGGCGGCGCTGGCTCTGGCGGAAATGCCAACGGCGGCGCGGTGACCATCACGGGTGGAGCGAAAAACGGCTCGGGTGCAAACGGTGCCGTGGGAATCGGTTCGGACAAAGCGACGGCGGTGACCATTGGCTACGCCAGCGGCACGCTGACCCTCGTTGGCATCCCGGCTTCGGACCCGTCGGTTGCTGGCCAAGTGTGGGCCAACAGCAACGTGCTCACCCTTTCCGCCGGGTAACCCAATGACAACCCTCGAATACGTTGGAACGCTGCATATCGACTACCAGGAGCTTCGCGGGGAATACCGCCGGCTTCTGGAGTTGATCCAGCAAGTCAAGGACGGCAAAGTCCCGCCCAGCGTAATCACGATCGACTTGGAAAAACTGACTTGGGGTTACGAACTCAAAGCCAGTGATTTGACTCCTGTGTCTCCCGCCTCCGACGCCTGTCCTCCTGGGAGCGAGGCGGGTTTTAATAACCCTCCGCCGAAAGAATAATCATGGCTCAAACAGTCCCGTGCAATAAAGTCGGCGACGCATCCACGATCGACTACACGCCCGCAGCGGCGGTCAACGGCGGAATGATTGTCATTCTCGGCGACCTCATCGGCGTGACGAGCAAGCGTATCGAGGCTGGCGAGAAGGGGACGCTGCTTCTTAATGCCATCGTTGATGGTCCGAAAGACGGGTCGGATATGTCAACGCCGGGCACGAGGATCTACTGGAACAATTCTAGCGGAGTTTTTTCGACCACGGAAACAGACTACGTTGCCGGGCATAACGTCGCGGCGGCGGGTGCGGCTGCAACTACGGTTCGCGTGCGGCTGACCGGCGGCGCGGTGGGGACCGATGAGGAGGAATTTTTCGATGACCTCACCGCCACGGCGGCG